TATTTATCGTCTTTCTTACCTGGTTTCTGAGTTGTGATTTTTCCACCTTTTTTAAAAACCTTTTCAACTTTCCTCATTGTCCTTCGACGTCTGCCTCTTGCTCTGCCAGCCTTTGTAAGTCTTTCACCTACAACCCATTTGTCAGCAGCTATCCTTTCTTTTCTACGTTTTTTTATTTTACCAGCCATCATTTTGCCTTTTTAATTTTAAGCGACTATCCAACTTTTCGCTTTTCTTTTTGGTTTAAACCATCGTTTTTTTACTTTATCACGCTTCATACTTGGAGGGAATGAATGTACTTGTGAGTAATAAAGACTTTCTATTGTGTCATCATGAGACATTTTAGGCCCAAAAGTAACAATTTCGTTAATCAAATCAAACATATTTTTACGTAAATGTACCGTTCCTGTACTAAAACGAGCTGAAAGACCACTATAAATACGGTTTCTCTTGTTAGTTCCACCAGGTTTCTCAGGAATTACGGCTATATCGTAGCGATTTAACCGTCTTCTTTCATCATTTAAGGCTTGGAATATAGACCTGTTCATCGCTACGTCCTCAACTGTGGATGATGAGCATTGATATTTCTGATGCAGTTCAAGTATATAATCCACTACTCCCTTCTTACCAATCAACTCCCCTGTACCGGGAGATTTGCTACCAATCGTAGGAATACTTCTATGTCTTTCATCACATCCTATAAATGTATTAACAGGATTTTGTTCCCCATCTTTTACAATATAATTAATCCCATCTTCATTCTGATAGTACCCATCCCAGTAACTAACGTGTTGTCTTGTCCATACTGCATCTTCATCACTCATTACTTCCATCATGTACTCTTGATAGTACTTCTGTGGTTGTCCTGAGTCTGAATAAAACTTCTTTTTCTCTTTTAACTTTTTCTTACTAAAGAAAGAAGGCCATAATGACGAACCATCATCAATTATAGCTTTATATGTAATTACATTCCAAGCAAAGTCAACACCGCCTTTTTTAGCTTTACTATGATTTGTGAGAAGATTGTTAATAAAGGAATCATAATGTACGGGAGTGCCATTAACACGCAACCGACCAGTATGAGGCTCCAAAGCGGGATAGACAACAGCAGTGACGAGATTAGCGTTCTTGTCTCTGGCGTCTCTTGTGATTGTATTTGCTTCATGTTCAAAATCATCTAATACTATCAAGTCATATCTTTTATGTAGTTTTGCTCCTCCACGAATACCAGATACATTCGATTTACTAATTAGTTTACATCCATTTGTCAGCTCAACATCTTCTTCTGTCCATTTGTTACCTCTCATATTACCAAAATAATACTTTATTTTATCATTATAATCAAGGTGATGTTTAATATAATCCATATTACCTACTGATAGCTTCTGAGTAGCCGATACCCATGCATAAAATAAGAAGTCATTTTTAGGACAAAAAAGGAAGTCTTTTAATATAGAAGCCTTTGTAAGAACTGTCTTTCCATGCCCACGTGGAATAATAATCGCAACTTGTTTAATACTATTATTATCTATAATATCAGCAACTTCATAGTGAAAAAAAGGAGTTTCACTGCGCATAAAGTCATTAGGGAGGAACAATTTACCAAATGCTATTAAGTCATTACTCGCAAGTTTTAAAGCTTCTTCAGCTTCACTTACGTTTTGACCATTTATATTCACTATTCTACTATCTTTTCTGGTATTGGAAGCATCTCTATAACTCTAACCATCTTGTTAATGCGTGACATATCTCTTATAGATGGTTTATATAAATTACTCTTATCCATGCCTAATGTAAGTGTCTTTAACATTATTATAGCTTCATCGAGCTCCATTTTGTCTGGCAATTCTCTGTTAATCACTAGTTCTCCCAACACTTTATTCCGCTTTTAGTGAACTCCATCGTAATCCATCCAGTTCTTATGATAGGATACATCGAATATCGTGCATATTCAGCGTATCTTAAAAATGAACCTCCCCTTACATACCAACGGCGTTTAAGAGTTTCTTCATCGCCATCAACCATAATCGAATCCACTGGTTTAGCGTAGAGTTGGTGATTATGCCCGAGAACAAAAACGTCCCCTTCTGAATAAACAGTCGCAAGCTTATCCAACTCAAGGTCACCATTTTTCGCACCACTTTTTCCATGCCCACTAACAAGATACCAATCCTTATCTTTAACAGTTATTCGTGAATAGCCTGGATATTTAAAGTAAGGAACATTCATCTCAGCAGCTAAAGTCCTACAAACATCAAAATCCAGTATATTAAAGCTACGAAGAAAATCATGATTCCCACCACGAATAAATAAGCACTTATCTCTTATAGGAGCTACTAATTGTAAGAAAGCTAAATATTGCTCATCAGGCGGAATTGATTGTCCTCTTTGTGATATTTTATAGTTTGGAGGTATCAATTCTAATAAATCACCGTTACCAAACCACACAGCGCTTGGGTCTTTAGATATAATCGAAACAGCCTCACTAAATTTCTTTAAATCAAACTCATGAGCTCCTACATGAATATCTGTAAGACAGTGTACTCTAACAATCTCTTTTGACTTATAAGAAAAAATATGACCTGGTTCTACTAATAAATTATATTCTTTTACTTCAGTATCTATTGGTATGGAAAAACAAGATTTACATGAATGACACTTGTATCTTTGATTGACCTTATTTTTACTGGTTCGCTTTCCATCTTTTTTTGTGTACATTGATGTACATCGTGGGCAAACCATCACTGAACCTCAGACAATGTTTCAGCTATTTGCTTTTGATCTCTTGCAGCTCCTTCAATCTCATCAGGAGAAAACCCCTGAAAAAGACCTACTAAACCTACTTCTCTTTGCTTTACTGTAGTCCCTGAAGTCCCTACTATCTTGCCTAACTCCTTCGCTGATTGTAACACAATATTATCATCTTCACTGTAATCTGCAAGTGTCTTTAACTTACCTAGTATATACTCATGATCTATACCAAGCTCTTTCGCTACATCTAATACTGACTTCTCTATTTCTTTCATAACTCTCTCCTGTTTTAATAAAATTGTTGCCTTTCTTCTGGCTTTGTTATTAGAAAGTTCCCTGTAAGCATTCTTGTATGCATCTATAGCTCCCATACCAACTACTATATTTGTTGCGAACTCCTTCTCTTTCCTCGTTACATTCTTCCTATCTTTAACCCTACTAGCTGTGTTTTTTATAGTCTTACTGAACGTGTACCTATTAGGATGTGAACTGAAATCAGCATCCATCTTTATATTTGGCCTATTAAGAAAACTACCTACAACTGTTCTTACCCATCCACTTGCATATTTATAATTCTTTCTATCCCCTGGATGATGAACACTCTTACTCACCTTTAATAACTGAATAATCTTATCATCATCACTAAACACCCAATCACCTTCATCAGCTTTGCGCCAATCAGGTTTTACAACCGTATTTGGATGGTGATCCCTAAACTCATCTATGTCATCGTAAACATAGTGAGCTTTACTCTTGATGGATTTCTTTTCCAATACGTAATTCTTGTACTTGAATGACTAAATTATCAATTAAATCATTTACCTCCTGAGGGATCATATACACTTCCCCATCTATCTCTATTGGGTTATACTCGTGAGATAAACTATCTAAGATAAATTCCTGCTCTTCCTTAGGTAGCCCTAGTAATTCTTTAATTGCACTTGCCATGATAGAATATATGCAATATTTCCGACTATTCTCAAGCTTCGTCTACCAAAATGTAATTCACACTGTGCGAACATACCCAATAACCCACAGATACTGATACAACCTTTATTATAACCATAATATTTTCTCCTTATTTATTATTAATCCCACCCTACCACCCACTAATTTAAAACAACTACCAAATCATTTCAAACTCTTTTTTGCCCAAGTGATACTAAAAAAATAATATGATTTTGATATGCAACCTTTTACGGGGGGGTATCCCCTCATTCGAGGATTTCGTAAATAGGATTTACGTTATTTTCCATTTTAGTTGTTTTTAGTGATTGTTTGATATGTGTTTTGTTAACATAACCGTAGGAGCAGTAGATGGATGATAACTCATTCTTAGAATCGTTCTACGTTAAGGTTGGTGACTCAATTGCCCTAGGCACAAAGGTGCGAGGCATAAGAGGCTACCTAACACAGCGTGACATTAATTCAGCTGTAACTGCAGGTGAACGTATGGACAAGAACCTATTAGCAAGTAAGGCATTAGCCGAAGGCGATGAAGCCACTATACAAAATATAGTTACTGCTGAAACAGGTGTTCATCCTATTAACGTGCAGCAAGGTGTTACTCTTGAACAAGTACAGATGGTAGTGGACGCAAGTGCGTCTAAGAATCTGGAAGTGATCAAAAGGTACATAGCACCACCAAAGAAACGTGGACGCAAAGCTAAACCCTAGCCTGGGTAAGGTTCGGGGGGTCACCTGGGAGAGATATCCCAAAGGCCCCCCATTTTTTTTTAGTGACTTATTGATTATTATTGTTAGTGCATACACACAGCGCATGTGTAGTACAACACAGTATTAATTGGCAAATCATAACCTGACTTGAGAGACAACACTCTCAGCGCGGTCAGGGATTTGTCCAAAGGGATGCACTTATCCATAAAAGTGAACCGCAGATAAGACAGGTCTTTGTCCACCTAGTCTAAACATAGTGGTAGTGCTTCGACAATGCACGAGGAGTAGCCGAAAGGCAAACCTGTTCCCGCAGGTTGAAAAGAGTAGCCCATAGGGCTATTTTTTTTATAAACTTGGGCAGGGACTTTATGATAAGTATTATTAATATAATTAGGCACTCAGACTCATATCAATCAAAAGGCATGTACCGCAACTTATATAGTATTATGAAATGATAATTCATTTAATCGGTGAGTAGATTATTATCAGAGTAAGAAATATTGATAAGGATTGACGTTTATTCCCCATCGTGGTTACACAAGGTGATTATAGACGAACTTGAGTGCCTAGTTTTAATTGGAAGGAGGCCCATTATCAATCAATATGATAAACGCTATCGTTACATAGGTCATTCACTGAGTTTTTGCGTTAAGGACATTTTAGAAGGTGTTATGCCTATTAAATGTGTTAAAGCAATACATTCAGGTACTCGTATTAGGACTTTACATGAGTGGAGACATGTTGTTAAACAATATATACACACTTATTGGTCTGGTTACGAGTTTAAGGATGTTCAATTTGTTCTCAATAAGTTACTATTTGGTAACAAAGTATTTTATCAATGTCGTCTTGATGGCAAGCGTAAGATACTAAAGGAGACATGGACTAAGGCGTAGTATGTAAAGGTGCTGGGCATCACTATAACAACTGCCCAAAGATTTGATAAATTATTAACTGGAAGGATTGAACAGTGACTGAACGCAAAAGATTAAAAAGACAGAGAAGAAGAAAGGCTTTAAAGAAACATAAGAATATTCGTAAAGCAGCAACTAAAAGATACGATTCACACCATAAAGGAGAAAACTGAAATGAATGAATTTGAAATAATAATGCTCTGTATCATGGGAGTTGGTACATTATCAGTGTTCTTAAACATTTATTTAATGTATCAGATCAATAGAGTTGACAATGAAAATGAAGATTTAAAAGAATGGATTATTAAAACTATAAAGAGATTGGAAGAATCTAATGCCAAATAAAGCAGCTAAATCAAGAAAACGTAACAAAAGACTCTTAAATAAAAAGCTAAGTAGAGAAGGTCGAACACCTGCTCAGCGTAAGAGACATCAACGTAAATTGGATAAGAAGGGATCATATGAAATCGAATAATCAAATAATAATATCTGAAAATAAGAAGCGTCGCACTAAGATGGTAGTAACTCATCATATTGTTAAGGGAAAGAAGAACAGAGTTGGTAATCCCTACATAATTTCAGAAACTAAACACTTAAAGAGGTGAACAATGGATGAATATAAACCAACAATGAAAGTAGTAGTTAATAAAATTAATAACCCAAAAGGTGATAGACATAAATTTGATTGTCAGGTTATTGATAGTGACCGTGCAAGAAATCATTTAAGGTTTATGTTTGTAAGTGGTTATAAAAATTTAAGTAAACCTAATAAATATGGTGAAGTTATAAGAAATATTTCAACAGCAGTGAAAGATTATGACACTTCTTTTAATACTGAACATTGGGATGTTAAGATTTCATTAAGTAAATATAAAGTAACTAAATAATTATTAAATTTGGAAGGAGACAATCAATGAGAATTGAACAAAACTTTAATTTCGAACAGGGCCAAGACCAAAGGCAAGAACAAAGAATTGGTCAAACAGGTAAGGGTAGTAATTCAGGAGCTCCACCTTCGAGACATATTTGGATGAGTGTTCATGGGCATAGATGTTCATGTCCTGACTGTCGTAGATATTATACAGTTGAAGATGGAAAAGTGAAGGAAAAATCAACTAGAATTATTCCAGAAGATAAACACAGAACACTTGATTGTTTTGAATACGTCAATGACAGAAAAATAAACAAGTTTAAAGAAGCATACAGATTGGAGGATATTGAAAAATGAATCAAAAAGAAATTATTTGGAGGATTCAACTTCAAAATAATACAGCTATAAAACCAATGATTGTATTAAATGCTTGGCATAATTACTGTATGGAGTCATGGATATTTAGACTATTAGTAAAACTTAAACTAAGAAAGTGAGGAAAGCTAATGATACTAACTGATTGGTATAAAACCAGGTGTTCGGGCGGCTGTCCGAGTATACAGTGCTAGGCAACCACATAAAAAGGCCTAAGATTTTATAAGGCTGTTATACATAAGTTACAATGCGTGAGTGTATTTCATAATTGTACTCCTTCCACATGTGTTATAACAGCCTAAACTTGGCAAATTATATTACTTTCGACAACCAAGGTGTAATATAATGAGAGTGAGTGTTAGCCAGATACGCTAAAAGCCGTTAAGCGGACAACTCCGAAAGGGTAACTGGTCTCATTCTTTGCCAAATCAAAAAAGTCCTAGGACAGCAATGTTTAAACAGGCGTTGATGTGATTAGTAGCGGTGAGTCATGCCCATTCGTGAAACTTAAGGAGCCACCTAGGCAAAATTTGGTTAAAGCGTCAAGAAGACAATAGAGAATCGGTTCGCTGCTTCTTGATTGAGACCATGTCCTGAGCATGACAAAAACTGCTCAAAATTTGATAAAACAACAAACCAAGGAGGAAGTAATGGGAAGAGGAAGAACAACTAAGGTAACTCCAGACACGTGCAGAATTATGAAGATAATGCATGAAAATGGCACTTCAACTACTAAAATAGCTGAAGTTTTCAGAGTTTCTGTTTCAACATATCAAAATGTTAAAAGAAACAACTGGAATTATAAAAGTTATAGAAACTATGTAGGAGCTCAGTTTGATAAGATGAAGCAGAGGCTTGCTTTCAAATCTGGCAATAATGATGCTTATTTCAGTGTTATTCCTACTGATAATCTAGTAGTTAATGAAGATAATAAAGGTTTTACCACAACACAAGTCGGTGTAATTGATAGTGTTACACAAATTACTCGCCTTACAGTAGAAGTAAAAACTTTAACTACCAAAATAGATGAACTAACAGAGTTTATCAAAAATTGGAAAGATAAAGTTTGGTTAAATAACTAATATACATCTTTCGAACTAATAAAAAGCTGGTGGATTAATAAATGAAGCCAGCT